TGTTTATAAGCTTCTACTGCATTTGCACTAGTTCTACTTCTCCAAGCAAAACCACACTCAGTGCAAGTAACAACTTTTGCTGTAGTCCATCTTCCTCCGCCATCTAATTGCTCGACAGATGTTTCCAATTTAGATGGACGAGCTGTGCAATACGGACAGTTAGGGAATCTTCGTCTTCTAGTTTCTTCACCACTGTATGAGACAGATAAAGCTCTACGAATATCAACTTCATCTTTACCACCCCAAATACCCCAGATTTGACGGTGCTCTAGAGCCCATTGGAGACATTGCGACCTAACAGGACAGGTAAAACACATGTTTTTAGCTGCATACTTCTCATTGAAGTCTTTAGAGAAAAACCAGTTTAAAGCATGTCTATTGCTAGGCTTGGCACAAGTCGCGTTTTGTTGCCAGTTTAGATTATCAGCGGGTTTCCACACACAACTATATTAGACTATAAACTATCAGAATATGCGATTAGACACGATTATGTCACTATATGTAATTATCTAATTATATCTCTATCCAAGTTGTTGGAAGTATAGAATCTACAAAATCTCCATACTCTGTTTCCCCATGTTCATCACAAACAGAATACTCTTGATCATCATCCACAAACCCCGCCCAACCGTAATAAGGAACGCTTTTATCGATCATGGAAAAACCATCTCCAAGAGAGATAGCAACTCCATCTCGCTGTAAAGCTGAAGCTAAAGCTCTTCTAACAAGATCATTTTCTAAATCTATGTGCTCAAAAGTATAATAAATAACAGATGAATCAATTTTGCTTTCGTAGCCAAGACCCTGCCATTCTTCCCAAAGAGATTCCCCTGGGCGCTGGTCTTTCATTAACTACTCCTGATCTTCCTCTGGAGGACTAATATTTAGTTCAAAATCTGGACTAGGTTTATCTGTAAAATAAACTTCACTGGTTAATTTTAATTCATAAATACCAGCTATAGTGACTGCGCCACACATAGCGCAAACTTCTACACTTCCATTATTAATTTTTTGAGGTACTTCTACCCCTTTTAATCTCATAAGTATTCTTCCAGTTTTGTCCATACTTTCTGGTTCCCATCTAGCATGAGATTCCATCCAGCAAGCTTCACAAATGGGAAAAGGGCTTATGACGGGTTCTGCAGCCATAAGCCCCTACTTTCTAATAAGTTAGGTTACTAGTCTACTCTTCCTCTATAAGTATGTTTCTTGTTCTTCTGATGAGCTTTCTTTCTTGAGGAGTAAAGCCTCCCCAAAGGCCAAATCTTTCTTTATTTATACCCCATTCGCCACACTCTAAAAGATGTATACAGTTTTGACATACTTTTTTTGCCATGCTGTAGTCAGCTTGTCTGGCTCTTTCTTTTACTTCATCTCTGTCTTCTAAATAAAAGACCTCTGTACCTACCTGAGCACAGAGGGCTTCTTTAAACTCCCAAGGTGGTGTCAATTTAGACACTTGAACTCCCTAACTATTTAGATGCTTCGGACTCTATCTTTCCTACCTCATAACCACAGCCAGCATAACCAGCAATATCGATCCAAGTATCTGGTTGGAATCCAGACCCATGAGCAAAGCGAGCCATCTTTAAGCCAACCATCATCATGGCTACTTGTTCATTAGAAATATCTTGACCAAGTATTACAGACCAGATCTTTGCTGTTCTAGTAAAGTTTTCTTCAGGTCCACCATAGTTAGCGTTTCTATCCTGAGTTGTTATACGAGCAGCTTCACGCAAAGCTTCTACACGATAGGGAGTGTCGGTAATTTGCTTTGCGTACTCGTTAGTTTCAACTTTTATTGTCTCTTCAGACATGTTTTATCCTCGCTGTCACTTTAGCATTGTATGTTGTTTTCTTTTCAGAGCTTTCAGATATGTCTATCTCATAGCTAGCGTGCTTACCAAGTTGTTCAACTGGTTTATCTATAAAGTCGGCTATTTTACTTTCTGACTTTTCAATGAGATCTTCATAAAAATCTCCTTCAACTTCAAAAATAAAAGTAGCAACTTTCATTACGAGATTCTCTTCTCTAACTGCTGAGGAGTGTAGTGAAATCCATCCAACATAGGTTCTTTTCCATCAGTAGTTTTTACAATAATGTCACCATATCTAATAGAAACAACCTTGCCACGACGACCATTGTGGGTTTTGCCCATATCGCCATCAAAAGCGTTCCACTTAACTCTTACTTCGTCAGCTATGACAATCTGACCAGCTTGAGCAGGAACCCAAGTTTCGTTCTTATCTTCTTTCACAATAGCGTGTCCTAAAGCTAGCTTGCTGAATATCTCAACAATCTGACTTAGATTAGCTTCGTTTTTCTTTGGGTCTGGATCTGTATTTTTTAGATCTTCCCATTTTTCTAGTAGGGCAAGAACATGATCTCCAACAACTCGCTTTGTGCGGTTGTTAGTCAATTGCTCTTTGACCCACGGCATATCTACTTTGGCCATTTCGCTGTCCTTTCGTACAGTCTTGCCTAGACTAACGACAACTGGCTCTGTTTGTCCAGAGCCTTTGCCGTTTTTTCCAGAGATTCCTCGTATGAGGGAGCTGCTTCTCTGTAAAAATCTTTTTGATTTTGAGCCATCATTAGTTTTTCCTCTGGACTCATTTCCTCTATCGTCGAAGGTAAATACGCCCATTCTGCTCCTAGCTCCGCTGTGTGACGCCAGTCAGTTACTACAGGAACACCTGCCATAAGAGTCTGAGGTATTGCAACAGACCACCAAGGATCTCCACCTTGGTATGTGCTAATAAGTGTTCCAGTTGACTTTTTTATTTTTTCTATAACAGCGTCATTCGTACTGTAATTGTTGTGTCTAGTTGTGTGGATCGGGAATTGTATAGTTTTAGATATTCTTTTTGTCCAAGCTGACTTAGTATTGTCAGCACACCAATAGTTTCCGTATATAGGCTCTGTTCTATCTTCTGCAGAATCTATAAGAACTCTGTCATAGCAAAGAGTTACTATGTTATCTTCAGAAAGATTAGGTATAGCTTCAACAACTACTGACTTAGAAAACCAAGGCATACTTGGTATATATGATTGTTCCCATTGGTCTGTATGTAAATGGTTTATAAAAGAATCTATCTTTTCCCTATTTTCTTTCTTTAAAGCATCCTGATACTGAACTCTTTTTTGATAAAAGCTTTTATAAAAATCGTCAGTTTTATTGTAAAAATCTCTAATTGTGTTTTTAATTTTTTGAGGTTCTGGCATATCAATAATAAGTTTTAGTTTGCCTAACTCTCTAGCAGTTTCAGCAATTGCAAATGCTCCGTAAGAATAATGAGCAGATATGTTACTAGGAGAAGATATACCGACAAATATTAAGTCAAATGAATCTAGATACTCTTTCGTGTAACCAAATCTTGGGTAGTTAACTACAACTTCATGCCCAAGTTCGGACATAGCTTTAGACAAAAGCCCCGTAAAAGAAGGGTGTCTAACTATGTTGTTACTAGAAGCTTGAGAAGCTGTACATCCAGTTATAAGTATCTTCATATTTACTTTCTTGGCTTACTAAATTGCTACCCAACAAAAGCGTTGGGTAGCAACCTAGCAAAACCAGCTAGAACGGAGCGGCTGGGGCTGCAGCAGGTGCAGGAGCGGCAGCAGGTGCTGGCGCTGGAGCAGGAGCTGCAGCAGGTGCAGCAGCAGTTGCGGCAGGAGCAGGTGTCTCCCCATTCATTGCAGCAATTGTCTGTGCGCTTGGGTAGTAGTTCTTGATTTCGTTCTTCTTAGCGCCGTTATATAGACGGCTACCAATCTGAGCACGGAATCGACGACCCAGTAATGCTTGCTCAATCTGAGCATTTGATGGATTGTTGTCGAAGTATCCACGACCAATTCCCATGGCGTGGAACTTCTTAAACAAGATTCCCAGCGCAGCTGGTGAATCAGGTGAAACAACTAAGTTGTCCCATACTAGACGCTTGTTGTGGGCTCCGCCTTCAACTTGCGCCTTTACTTTGAACATGGTTTTGCCAGATTGCGATGTTGTCGCAGTTGCTTCGACTACTACGAGATCGTAGTCGCCGTCTGGTAGCGGGTCATAGTTACCCGAATCTCCAGCGTCTTTAATGAGGTCTGCCCAATTGCGTGAACTCACTTGGTGCCTTCTTTCTGTGTTGTAGTTTCAGCTGCCGCTGCTTGTCTTTGTCCAAAAACAATGTCGAGCATTCGCTCAATTGACATGTCTTGTTGTTCTACGACCTTGCCGAGGCGTCCTTGGACACGCTCGCCAGCTTCGTATTGATTTGTTCTCTCAACATACATACGACGAACTTTGTATGGCGGTTGAGTTGGATCTGGGTTCATCCGTTCTTCAACAGTGATAGCTCCCAGAATGTCGTAGAAGTAGGGTGCTTGAATTGCAAGCTGTCCTTGTAAGTATGGACGATATCGCCCATCTTTATCAGTTCTAGCCATTGCAGTAAGAACCACAGCTTCTAGCGGATTAGTTGGGTGCATAGTTAGGTCACGGAGATCTCGCAAAAGACCGCCCATATGACGAAGTAATTCACCCCACTGCTGCTGTGTCATTTGATTGACACCAGCAATGTTCTCCAAACACTTCACTTGAAGCTCAGATACAGAGTCAATAATGAGACTCTTAAAATGATGCTTTCCAAGTTGAAGCCATTGGTATGTTTTTAGAACAGTGTCATAATCACGAACTGTAACTACAACAGTGTCCCATGTTCCATCTGCCAGAGGTGGTTCCTCACGCAATGGATCCCAATACTTAACGACGATAGGCAAAAATCTGTGACCGCCTTCAACGTCAAGCATGAGTCGTGGGTAAGGTGCTGTGACAGCAAGACTTGATTTACCAACCTTGCTCTCTCCGTACACCATTACAGTAAGAGAGCGTTGAATTTCGCTCATCGTCACTCGCTTCCTTTTTTCTCGGTTGATTCGTAGTACGCATATGGGTCTGCGACCTCATATGAATCGCTAAGTGCTTGCTCGGCAGCGCTTCCGTCGTCGAACATTGGGCATATAGCGAAAAATTGGCATTTCCATTTGCAGTCACGAGTTGGTCGTGGATATGCAAGATAGGCAGGTTCCCCGCCTTCATCAAGTCCTTTACGAACTCTCATTAGATCTGTAATAGTTCCATGAATACGGTTCCAAAAAGAACGCATTGTAAAAATATTATGTCTAACTTCAATTTGATCATAGAAAGGAGGGCGAGCATTAGCTGTTCTCTTTACTTTTTTAAGCATAGTAAAGATTCCACCTTCAGCACGATCAGATTCATCACGCTTAGTTGACTCGAGGAGCATGTATGTAAGTACCTGCTCGTTCATGTTTGCTAAATTTGCAAAGTCGCTGAGAGAACCACCTACTGTTTTAAAGTCACGGAACATACGAACTCCATCGCCTTTGCGACGAACACGCATATCAAGCTTTCCTTGAAGCTCTACTTCTCCATTAAATAGAGGAGCAATAATTGTCTCTTCTGTAGATATAACTTCTAATTCAGCATCAATACCGTTTTCTTCAACCCATTGCTCATAACCTTCAAGCATGATGCGTCCCATTTCGGCTTCTTGCTCTAATTGAAATGTATCTTGAAAGTCAACTAAAAGAGCCTGACGGTCTATATCTACAAGATCAGAATGCGCTTTAATAAGAGGTGTGCCTTGTGCGTAGTGTGCATCAAGAGCTGCGTGAATACGGCTACCAAACGCTAAAGCACCAGTGGTATCTTTGTATTTAGGTTGCAATCTTCGATAGTAGGTAAGCCACCATTTGCGACGACAATCTTTAAATGTCTGTATCTCTGAATTTGAAAGTCTTACAACATCACTCACAGCAAACCTGCCTTATCATCCTTGAGTAGTTTCATCAATTGATCCCTATCTCGAACAATCTGTTCGAAGTTGTCAGACTTTGTTTCAAGAACTTGAATTACTCTTTCCTCAATACTTCCTTCAGTTACATAGTCCATAATCAAGATTGAATCGTGTATCTCGCTTCCAATACGGTGTACTCGATCCAAAGCTTGCTTGTGGTCAACAAGTGACCACGGTCTTTGAAGCATAACCAACCGTCGTGCTGTAGTCAAGGTAATACCAACACCACCCGCTTGTGCCGTAAATAGAATCCATTTAATACGACCTTCTTGAAAATCGTCTACTGCTTTTTGGCGCTCATCTTCATTTTGTGCTCCAGTTATAAGACCGTGAGGTATTTTTGCCTTGGTCATAGCAGCACTGAGAAGTTCTATAAGCTGACGAGATACAGCACAAACGGCAACCGAATCGTCTCCAAATCTCCACTATCAA